GCTTGCTGCTTATTAGCTTGTTAAGTGTTAGCGTGTTAGCTGCTATCGCAGCTCTAAGCAAGGCGGTAAAGTAATGAGTAATAAATGCGATAGTTGCAACAATAAAGCCGCCTACACCGTGAGCGGTTATTATATGGCTCATTACTTATGCGCTCCCTGCGCTGCTAGCTTATGCCTTAAGCAAGGCGACACCGTGGGCGCTGCTAAGTTTAAGGCGGTAAAGTAATGGAGCAGGTGTTAGCGTCTAATAGCTGGAGCAAAAAAATAAGCGGGGAGCCTTACGGTGTAAGCCGTGAGGTGATCCTCAAGGTTAACGCCTCACTGGTTAAGCGTGCCGGCAATGATTACGCTTACTACTCAATTACCGGCAGCGTGGAGTTAATAGATAAGCGGTACCGTGATCCGGTTATTACCTGCGGGGCTATTCACGATACTATTCTCAAGCATTACCCGGAGCTAGCTCCCTTAATCACCGTTCACTTATCCGCTCCCGACGGCGTACCAATGCACGCCGAATCGAACGCCCGCTATTGGGCAGGTTTATCTACCTATCCCGACGGCTCACCTATGGGAGAGTATAAACGGGCAATGCTAGCGCAGCACTTACGCATTACACCGGAGGAGGCAGATCAAGCACGGGCGGCAATGATTAAGGGCTATCCCTGGCAGACTATCCTTAAGGTGTTAAAACTATCGGAGCGGTGGAGTGATCAAGCCGGCAAGGCTAGGAGCTTACTTAATAGCAGGGAGTTAGCCAATGCGTAGCCCTAATTACTACCGAATCCGCCTAGCTGCTAGGTGTTTATTCTGGCTAGGCGTGGCTGCCTTATTCTGGCTCATAAGTAGCCGCCTATGGTATACGCCGGGCGGTTATTGTGTCGGCGATCTTATAAGTTGCGGCTAATTGGTGGCGTATTATCGCTGCCGGCCTAATCTCCGGCGGCGGTAATCTCCTACCAATAAAGGGTTAGCGGGCAGATCGCCGGCTAATAGGTAAGAGAGAGAGAGAGAGGGTAAGAGCGTGATCACTAGCATAGATAAGAATCAAGAGGGAGCCTGGCGATTATCTGCATTTATAGGAGAGGGGATAGATGAATATCTATTAACCAAAACCTACTATTTTTACACTAAGAGAGAGGCCATACGCCTATTTAAAGAGGAGCTAAAGAGAGAGAGAGCTAGCAAGTAAATAAATAGTGGCGTACTATGCTAGCTTATCTGCCTATGGTAGGCTAGCGTAGTATCTTACTAGGCAATAGTGAGAGAGGGAGAGAGCGAACGCTATCTCCTAATTACTGATAGGAGAGAGATGGCAAGAAAAAAAATAAAGCCGGCGTGTGTAGAGTGTAATACCAATGATGGTTTATATATCACACTAGGCAATGGTGAGAGATTACCTAGCTATCACCTAGTAATTGGTAAGGGAATAGTCTGCAATGAGTGCAGCGATAAGGCTAAGGTGAGAGTATGAGCTTTGTAATTGTATGCACTAAATGCTGGCAAAATACTAAGTATGACGCATTAAGTGTGGTAAATGGCAAACCTTGCGATAAGTGTGGTGAGCTATTATGAATACTATGCAGGATCTAATAGATCTAATTAAACCTATTTTACCTAATGCGTTAATTATAGACACCGATGAGGGAGTCTTAATAGAAACCGGATTAGAGCTAGATTTAGGTGGCTTGCTGCAACCAATAGAGAGAGAGGGAGCGAGTAAATGAATCAAACCTTATGCGGTGAGTGCTTGATCCCGGTATCGGAGTGCGCTCATAAGCTATATCTATTAGATGAATTAGAGAGAGACGCTAAATTGTTAATTCAATTAACTAATGAGAGGAAGGCAATGCAATGAAAACTATCTGCCAATTCTGTGGGTGGGAGATAACAAAACCTGAGTGGTATAACTTCTATAATCAGAAGCCACTATGCGATGATTGCAATATGGATATGTCGCTGGAGAGAGAGAGGGAGAGTGCGGTATGAACGAAAAGAATTACGCCTTTATTGTGGTCGTTAATGAAGTTAGCGAGCCAGTAAAGCGGGTCAATGTAAAGATATTTAACACAGCGGAAGAGGGTGTGTTATTAGCTGAGGATACTGCGCCTAACTATTCAGGCAACGGCTTACAGAGAGCGGTCAGGAGAGCCTTTGACCAACTGGAAGGTAAATCTATATTAGTTAAGGGGAAGCAGGTAAAGAGTGAGTGAGCCAGCTTATTTATTCGGTGATGACTACGCCTTAAGAGGGGTAGAGGAGGATATTGTTAAGTGTAAGGAGTGCGGGAGCGAGTTTGACTATGCCTACTACCGCTCCTATACCTGCTCAGAGTGCGAGGATTTAATAATCAAGAGAGAGAGGGCGAGCAAGTGAATAATGTTATTGAGCTACGCAACGGGGCATTAAAGAGGATCATCTTCTATGAGGTGGCAGACACCCAAGATATAGCCATATGGGGCGGAGAAAGCCCTCAGGAGGCCTTAAAGTGGTATCGTAATAGCCCTACTGGGAGTAAGATTTATGTCCAAGAGTGGCTCACAGATGAGGAAGATGCCAAGCAGGTGTCCCCTCAGATTGAGATCACACCTATAGTATTATCTACTATCGCAAATTGTATGGAGAGATGGAGTAAATGAGTAAGCAAGTAGAACAAAGGATAGAAACTGCGAAGGCTCAGGCCGTTCGTCAGAGAAATTATCGGAGAGCAAGGGACAGGGCGTTAGCTCGTTTGAGTAAAGCATACCCAAATGTTTATCGCACCTATCTTGAAGAGGAGATGAAGGCTGATGAACATATGGATAAGAAATGGCTTGATATTACTGGCAACACTAGGTCTATTGATAGTGGGTCAAGTAAATTATTTCCACCACCGCTAGGGAAAATCCCTAATGGTGTAATAGAGAATAGGAAGGCAACAAAGAATGAGAAAGATCGCAATAGAAAGCTCGCAAAAGATTACGCTCAGGCTGGTTTCGGGTGGCAAGGAAGAGAGTGGGTCTGCCTTGAGTCCCTTTGGACCCGTGAGAGCAGGTTTGATAACTACGCAAAGAACCAGCGAGGCAGTTCAGCTTACGGCATTGCTCAACTCCTTGGAGAGAAAGATCACCGAAGCGAATATCAAATCCTTAGAGGTCTTAAATACATTTCTAAGAGATACCACACACCTTGTCGAGCCTGGAGGTTCCATCTTAGGCACAACTATTACTAAATGAAACTGCTTGATCTATACTGCAAAGCTGGTGGTGCTAGTAGAGGCTACCAGTTAGCAGGTTTTGAGGTAGTAGGCGTAGATATTAAAAAACAGAAGCGTTATCCCTATGAGTTTATTCAGGCTGATTGTTTAGAAGTAATGAAGGATATGGATTTCCTTAAATCTTTTGATGTGATAGCGGCTAGTCCGCCTTGCCAAACGCACAGCATTACACAGCATTTACGCAACGCACAGGGTAAATCAACAGACAAAGTAGATCTGATACCACAAACAAGAGAGGCCTTGATTGAAAGCGGTAAGCCATATGTGATTGAGAATGTTCCTGGTGCGCCATTGATTAACCCAATACAGATGTGTGGTTCATATTTTGGATTAAAGGTTAGAAGGCATAGAAGATTTGAATCTAACCTGCCCCTTGTTGGTTCACCTTGCAAGCACAAGGAACAAGGCAAGCCGGTAGGAGTGTATGGTTCTATGAGGGATGAAATACCTAAAGGTGGGCATACAGCAAAGACAATAGAGGAAGCAAGAGAAGCTATGGGAATTGATTGGATGATATGGGGAGAATTAGTTGAGGCTATACCACCCATTTATACTCAAGAAATTGGTAAACAAATACTGTTGTTGATGTGATACGATCTAACTCTTGACCGGTTCTTACCTTTCTCTCCGGTCATAACAAAGATAGCCCCGCTACCCTTCCGGCGGGGCTTTCTACTTTACAAAGACAAAACCCCTACGGGATAGGAACCGTAAGGGTTTTGCCTAGCACTCACACCAGAATCTCTGGCGCAGTAGGAGAAAGATAGCAGATTATTTATCAGTTGTATAGAACCCGCTACCTTTAAAGTTGATTGTAGGAGAGGTGTATATACGCCTAAGCGTAGCTCCACAAGTTGAGCACCTATAGTTCTCTTCAGGTGCGTTAATAGATCTTTCAATTTGAATAACCTCATCACCACCAGGACATTCATATTCATATATCACAGCTTTACCCCATTACTTACCTTTAAGAAACCAACCAATTTATTGCGATTAGATTTATTAGCAAACTCAGTTGTGTTAGGTAGCCACTTATCTGCCCACGCTGGTTCAGGTAATTTACCAAGATCAAATCCCCATATACCCTCCGGTGTTGCGTTGATATACCAAGGTGAGAGTGAGCGCATACCTGCTGCCTCAACTAATGCTTGATACTTCATCTCTTCAATAAGTAATTCAGGGTAGTGTGTCTTGCGGGATTTAAGTTCTATAAACATCTTATGTTCTAGTGATACGCAGTCCCAGGTATCAAACTCTTCACTCTTCTCAAGGTCTGAGTAATGAAACTCTTTTAAGTATTCAAATAACTCTGGTTCTTTTAACTCAGTCATATCCTACTCACCGCCATAGCGCAATACTCTGAACTAATTTCGCTACCTATGTAGTTCCTGTTTAATTTCTTAGCAGCTATAGCAGTGGTTCCTGACCCTATAAAGGGATCGTAAACAAGATCACCTTCATTACTCCAAGAAAATATATGATCTGATACTAATTTTTCTGGAAATACAGCTGGATGATCTGTTTCATTCCTTGATACAGCTAGATCCCATATGTTATCTCTATACTTTTCTGCATTTATATTAAATGTTTTTTTAATTCTCACCTTGCCAGTAGTTTTTAACTTAGCGGTGTAATCATATAATTCACCAGCTCTTTTGTTTGGCTGCATTAAAGGATTAAAAGTCTTAGGTTTACCTTTAGAAAATACAAACATATATTCAAAGACATCAGAATATCTTTTATGTTTAAACTTAGGCATAGGATTAGTCTTGCGCCAAATCATAGTGTCGTGCAGGTTAAAGCCAGCATCCTTTAAACCAAGAGCTTGTTTAAAAGATGTACCGCTTTCAGTACCGTTTACCGTTTCATCTCCTACAATCCATACCACTACACCGCCTTCTTTTGTGGTGCGATACAATTCTTTAGATGTAGATTCAAAGTCAAATGAATATCCGTTGTAAACCCTAAGTGAATCATAAGGCGGAGATGTAATTGTAAGATCTACAAAGTTATCAGGCATAGCCTTCATAGTTTCTAAACAATCTTCATTGTAGATTTTGTTTAACTCCAAGGTGTATCACCGCCAAGATTATCCTGCAGTTTACGCATAGCGTTAGCACACCTACGATCAGCGGTAGATACAGCAACCTCTAGATATTGTGCTATCTGATTAAGAGTCCAAGCATCGTGGTATCTAAGCTCTAGTATCTTGGCTTCATCAACATCTAACTTCTCATAAGCTTTCTTAATATCAAGGAGGATAGCAATTAGATTACCGCTCTCAGCAGGTGCTGATGGTTTCTTTGGTGTGCCATCGCTGATCATATCTTGTGCCTGTTGTAGCACAGTCCCGTGCAATACCGATTGGATTACAAAGGGCAGAAGTTGGGCGATAGTAGTTGTCTCATAAAAGGATTCATCGCTGGTGTGGTAGCCAGCCTTACTTGCCTTCTCCTTGCGGGCATACCGCTCTGCCATACGGCGCATCTGGTAGGCGATACGCTTCTCATTACGCTGACGTTTATTAAGATCAGGTTCGTTTAATTGCTCAAGGAAATGTGAGTTCTTAGATAAGGACCAGGCGTAGCACTCCTGTATTACATCCTTCTTATCTACCCACCCTTTAAACCTTCGGGCTATAACTGTGGCTACGCTAGGAACTAATTCATAAAAGGTCGGGTGTAAGTCCTCAGTCATTTTTCCTTACATACAACTCTTCAAAAGTCATAATCCAAGCTTCAAGTTTTTTATCAAGGTAATCAACCTTACGCTCTAACATTCGTATCTTGGATCGTTGATTAAATAAATCTTTTAAGTTAATCATTTGGCCACTTGTTTTCAAGAACCATAATTGCTATGGCGGAATAGTTAAGTAGATCTATAAAAGAATCTCTAAGTGATTCATTCTGTGGGTCAACACCCTTATCAATTAAATTATTTATTCTTGCAATCTTATCGTGCATACGCACACGCAACCCGTTGATCGCACCACCTGGTGCTTTAGATATATTAGTTGGACCGTAGTCCATTTGTTTTCTTAGAAGTAAATTACCTGCTTCATCTAACAGTTCTCTTACTGTATCTATAAACTCTTCGCTTACTCCTTGACTGGAAGCGGCTTGATCAAAATTGTTCCGTTGTCGTAGTTTATTTTGAGTACTAATATCCCGTAAGTTCCCAACCATACGGCTAGTTCCGTCAGGTCTGAGTTCTTCATACATTTGGAACCCCCAATAGTTGTTTGGTTGCATCAGCACCATTAGCTAGGTAATAGTCTGTTATGTCCATATTGGGTGGTAATTGTACTATTGTTCCGTTTATCACCTCCCCTGCGACACGCCGTGAGAACTCTGCTCCTGGATTAGTGCCATCTTCCTTAACATCATTATCACCTACGATATATACAACATCATAACCGCCAAGTAATTTAGCAAAGTGATCTTTCCAAGCTGCAACACCAGGCACTCCTACTGCTGGCATACCAAGAACACCGGAAACTATTACAGTATCTAGCTCACCTTCACATACCACAATCCTTGATGACAACTTACATACATCAGCAACGTTGTATAAGTGCGCCTTTTGACCTAGAGGTGAGCCATACTTAGGCTTGCCTTCATCTAATCTTCTAAACTTAAAGCCAACACAAAGACCAAGAGCTGTTATGTATGGTATCGATAGCCATCCTGCGTGGTGTTCGTGTCCTGGTATCGGATCAAAGACTGTGCCTAAAGAATATAAAGCAGCAACCTCTTCAGAGATTCCACGTCCTTCTAGATATTTTAGAGTTTCTGGAGTTATTTCCTGAGCGTAGCGGTTCGCCGCTACCAGCAAGGATTTCATCTGCTCGCTTGACTGCATCTTTAAACTCCAATCCTTCCTTATGCGTAATTATATTAACGCCATTACCTGCTACCCCGCAGGTGTGGCAATAGTAAAGGTTGTTGATCGTATCAATTACTGCTGACTTTCTAGTGTCATTATGAACACAACATCTAACTGATACGTTTCTACCTTCCTTTACTTCCCCTCCGTAGAACCGAACTATTACTCCAATGGGAACTGAGTTCGCAGAGGTTCCGCTAAAACTTTTGCTCGGCTTCCTACTCCTGGTCCAGTCTTGTGCTGACATCCACAATCCCCTTTACATTTGTCGTGCATATTACTGGCACGCTTGAACTGACCGATCTTGTTCAGCTCACCACCAGATTTACAGCGTTCGCAGATCATTCTTCTTCCTTAACTTCTTCTTCTTGCACTACCTCTGGTAGTTCCTCTTGTTGTGGCTCTGTCCATATTGTTGATGTAGTTATTATACCTTCAGGTGTTGGCATTTTTTTCCTCCAGCCATTGCTCTAGATCTTGGATGACCCACGCCTTGTGGATCCCCGCTCCTCTCCTCTTAAATAATACATAAGAGAAAGGCTTATCAATATCACGATGCTTAGCGTAATTAGCAGCTTCGTTTTGCGCTTCATTCCAGAACTCCTTTAAGTTTAAACTCTTTGTATTCTTCAGCTCAAAGATGTAAGACTCACCAGCAACGATGACAACTAGATCACCCTCATCTTCCTTACCTGATAGACGTAGTCGCTCAGCTAGTACACCCATCTTGCGGAACCACTTCATTACATCTATCTCAAAGGCTGCACCTTTGCGCCGGTTGTATGTTGGGTTAGCCATCTAACTTCACTTTGTTCACCTTAAATACTTGTTGACCATCTTCCTCAACGACTTCGATAAGTCCTGCCTGTATAAGTAAACTAGCAAAAGAAGCAAAATCAGTTTCCAGTTTTGCAATCTTCTTCTTAAGATATGTGATCTCTGTGTTAGCCAAACTTCTTCACCGCCTCATCTATGCCCTGCTCTAAAGTAATCTTTGGAGTGTAGAACTCTAGCATCTTTGTTGCATCAGCAACTCTATACATACAACCAACTGGTTTATCAGGGTTGGTTTTAATCTCTGGTGTGTATCCAACCGCTTGACTTGTTAGCTTTGCTAACTCCAAGAAGGATGTAGATCTACCAGTTCCCAAGTTAGTAGGACCGGTGATGCCTCCTCTTACAGCAGCGAGCACTGCGTTAACTACATCTTTCATATGAATAAAGTCTCGTGTCTGTGTACCAGGACCCCACACTTCAAAGGGATCGTTGCGTTCAACCGCTCTCTTGATGTACATAGGGAAGGGATAAGTTAGATCTTGGTCCCATCCATACCCAGAAAAGGGTCTGAAAATATAGACATTTGGTACAAACTGGGACAGATATTCACCCATTAACTTGCCCCAACCATAAGTCATATCAGGTGCAAGCACTACATTGTGGCTTATATCTGACTCTCTTAATCTAATATCAGGTGCATCTTTTTGTAATGCAACAGGGTATGCAGCACTTGATGAGAAGTAAACTATCTTGTGTGGCTTAGTTTTTAAGCACCACTGAAAGAACTCAGAGTCAATAGATAAGTTATCAGCTACTGCTAATGGTCTGCCCTCAATAGATTCTCTGCCACCTACGATAGCGGCAAGGTGAATCACTAGATCGTACTGAGTATCATCTTTCTTAAACAGATCTCTGCAGTCAATACCATCTTTGATATCAGCGCCGGTGATACTTACATTAGGTAGTTCAGATAACTCCTCAGTAAAGTACTTACCGACAAATCCTTTATTTCCCGTAATTAAGATCTTCATCTGTACCCCAATCGTAAATATATTTAACGTGGCCTGATAACTCTAATGACATCTCAAGGTCAGCTCGATAGACAAAGACATCATTCTCATCTAATGCTGCTCCAATATGGCAGACAGTATTGATCTTCTTACGAGGGATCATTGTCTTCTTACTAGGCTCTGATGGCTGGTAGTTGTAGTAAGGATCGTGGATCAAACAATTACCTGCTACCTGCGGATAGACCTGACTAGATAAGAACTCTTGGTCTTGCATATAGGTATCTCGTAGCGGTGTTTGTTCTAATAGATTCTTAAAGAAACCCATATCTTTATTCTTACAAGCAAACATACCAGCGGAGATAAGGTAGCCGTGGCCTGTTGGATGATCTCTAATGATATGGAAACCATATGGTGAATCTAAAAACTCTTGGTGTGCTATTACCTCTCGGTAAGATAGGCGGGCATCTACATCCCTTGATAGAACCACATCAACTGTTGGATCAAAGATCGCTCTGAATCTCCACATCCTAGCGATGCTGTCTTCTCTTTCATCTACCGGTATCAACTCCACATTAGGAAACAAAGCTAAGGTAGAACGACACCAGGTAGGTACAGTATTTCCTACATAAAAGCGCACCGTAAACTCAGGAAAGAATCGCTGTGCTAACTGTGCGTTCTTTATAGCACCAACTAAAAATTTTAGATGTTGACCATAAAGAGAATAGGAAATTACCTGCTTCATTTGATACCCATCATCTCCTTGAATCTAGCAAGATCGGCAGGGTACTCTTCATTCATATACCGTTGCAACTCAACCCTATCTGCATTAGATAACTCAGGTGCGTTGACCTCAAGGTAGCCAGCATCAGCAGTTGATTTACCATTTAAGAAATGTAGGTGCTCAATAATTACATCATCAAAGTACCAAATAGAATCTAGATCCATACCTAACAGCATCCAGAAGTTATCCATAAACAAATGAACTAACTTAGGTGGTGCCATAAAGCCAAAGCTCTTGATGATATTAGTGCTCATCATTACCGCTGTAGCAAGGTTCTTACCTTGGAATAGATCATTACCATATGCAAGACCGTATCCCTTAGATGCTATTGCACCAGCTAGGAAATGATCCCACTGTAGCGTCTGCGGTAGGTGATCATCACCCATAAAGAATATAGTTTCATAATCATCGGCGTACTTATTAGCTACCAAGTTAAGTGTGCCATTCATTTTAAGTCTTGGGTTTACCTCATAGATAACCCCGTCTATGCGTGGGTATAGATCAGACTGATCATCATCAATAGCCACACAGAAATCTGAAATAATACTTGTCTCTTTTAAAAACTTTATAGCCCGATCAATAGAATCAGGTCTGCTTCTTGATGGAATAATTACCAGGTTAGTATTCATAATGTCCTAATGTAGTATGGATGCTTGGTCAAATTGTTTGTATATAACAGGTGCTGCGTCCTTCTCAACAATCTGACAATGAGCGTAGTCAACTGCCAAAGGTACTGAGACGGAGCCATCCGCTGCGTGTGGACCAAACCGATTCTTAACAACAGCAATCCTTAGATGTTTATTAAAAGGATCATAACCCATTGTTAATATCAGGCTTGGAAGTTGTGCCACCTTACCGTGGATAGCTCTACGAGGTGGCGGATTCATACCTTGTCCATACTCACTGTGTTCTGAAACGTGGTGTAGGACTAAGACGCAAGCCTCAGTATGACGAGCCATATCGTGCAACTCCATCATAATAGCCCGCAACCCTGCCCACTCATTGTCAGTTTCAGCAGCGATATTCATAAGGTTATCTATAACAATTAGTTCTGGAGCAGCACCGTATAACTCTATGTATGCCTTGATCTCACTCTCAATATCATCTAATGAAGGTGATGAATCAAAGACCCATTGGATATTTTTCATCTTGTCAAAGTGTTTGTCATACCACCTAGGACTGGCATTTAAATTATTCTCAACGGTTAGTTGTGAATTACCTGATAGATGAGATGCTGCTCGCATCATAACTGTTGTGGTATCAGTGTCAGCAGAAAAGAATAAAGTTCTTACATCAGCTTTTAAAGCATAAACCAAAGCAAACATAGACTTACCTGCATTGGGTGCAGCAGCAACCATACAAACTTGTCCACGTCGAAATCTAATCTGAGCATCCTTTAAAGAAGGCCAGACATCTTTCAAGGGTGTGGCTTTTGTATTAACCCCACCCCAGGCTCTGCTTAAACTAAGCAACTTCTTCCCTTCTTAACTTAGATTTCTTTCTCATCCTGCCACGTTCTCTTTCGTTTGTTGCTCCCCATATGCCATATCTTTCGTTTGGGATAGCCCACTCCAAACATTCGTTCAGATGTGGGCATCTCCTACAAACTTCTTTGGCTTTCTTTGCCTGTGTGTATTCACCTTTGTCGGGGAAAAACAACTCTGTGTCTACCTCGGCACATAACGGGTTCTCAAACTCTGTGGGAACCCGCATAGGTTATCTAACCCAGACGGCGTCGCACTTATCAGTAGTACCTTTTGGAGCACTACACATCCAAGCACGCCAAGCACCCTTAGCACCTTCACCGGTGCGATAGTTCATTGGACCGTGTTTACAGGTTGGTGCATCTCCGTTAATCGGAGCAGCGTTTAATGTCTTAGTTGCATAAGCAGTGTTGACATTAGCGGTAGCTGATTGGTTCAGTGATGATGACACTGATGAGATTAGAGTAGATAGATCCTGAATTTGTGTCAGGTGTCCTTCTAGCTCTGTGTTGTTCTTGGCATAAACATTAACAAGTGTTCCATCCTTCAATTTGAAGTTGACTTGTAATGCGGTGTCGCTATTTGAAGCGGCCATTATTTTCCTCCAGTTGGTTTGACAGAGATACGGGCGGTCTCTTGTCCTTGTTTGTATGGTACGAAGCCGAGAAGTTTTTCTACTTCATCAGCATCGACTTGCTTGCGCCCAGCCACAGATGTCCAAGTAATTTGGATACCGCTGTGAGTGGTGCCAGCAAATCCTTCTAGTGATGTCTTAATTGAATCCCTTGCATTAGTTAAACTCTTAACTTGTTCATCAAGTTGTAGATATAACAAAGCGTTCTTGTCGGCATCGGGATCATCAATCACCACCTCTGCCTCTTTGATACGTTCTTTTTTTAAGCCAACGCAACCCATCTCACCGGTAGCGTCATAATACTTGCAATAGAACTTACAGTAATTCTCATCCTTCTCAGGCTCTGGTGCGCTAGGTGATTCTTTAATAGCTGACAACCAGTTCATTGCCTCTTCTGCAATAGCAGGATCATATGGTTCAGAGTGAACCTTTACATCACGCTCATCACCGTCTCTAGCGATGGCTACCAAATTAACAGTACGAGGTTTCCCCTTACCCGATTTGTCAAGAAGGTAGCCATACACCTGTACCTGCCACCGTTGTTGTTGTGATGGAAAGTATGAAAGGTTTTTAACCTTAACAGTTTTCCAATCTACAACATCACCAGTTTCAGGAATCCATAGGTCGATGTGTGCTTTCATTCCGTTGTATTCAACCTCTGTTTCCACCTGATACTTCTCACCAGTTGGATCAGCAATAGCCAAAGCCTTTTCAATCTCTGCGTGAATCGCAGTACCCATAATGGCAGCAAGCTTTAACTCATTGTCATTAGTTTCAGGTTGATCATTAAGACGATACCAAACCTTACGGCGGCATCCTCCTAACTCAGACGGTCCAACCTGCTTCTGAGTACTGCGACTACGGGCCGCATCTTTGTTTCTTAAAATCTCAATTAATAAATCTTTCATATTGACATCCACCCTTCATACTCAGCTTCAGGATTATCCATCAGCCATTGCTGTCTTAATTTGTTCTGCTCTTCCCAGTTTATCTCACCAGCTTTACTAGATAGAAGACCATCTAGATAACCTTTTTCATACGCTTCCTGTACTGCATACTTTCTCGTTTTGTTAATCATTTTGATTTTCTTTTCTGAATGGCTATTTGTATCGGAGGACAAGTATTAATGTCAAGCAAGGACGCAATCTCAACCGCCTTCTGTGCCAACTCCGCTGCCTCATCTTGCACCAAGAATCTATCACTGCGCTTGGAGTACATAAATCCTAAAGCAAACTGACCACCGGATCCGATACCGTAGTAGTTAGCTTCAGACTGAATGAATGACATATCAGATGCGATATGAAATATGAATCCGTTAAATGCTAATAGGTAATCAAAGCCAGCATCTTTATCTTTATCACCATCATTCCAGGCGTACCCGTTATCGGTGAATGTCTTGATGATAGATGGGATAACTCGCTTACCCATAAACTGAACTTCATCCTGACCTTTATAAGCTGGCGGATTCCAGTTGTAAGTTAAGATATCACCAGGCCTAGTATCACCGGTGATCGCAAGAAGGTACTGACCCTTCTCAATAATTTTAGGAGTCTTTAAAGAAATAGTTCGTAAGTTATCTTCGGTGATTTGTGAATCAGCAGCTAAGATACAAAACGTTTTACCTTGTACTCCGACGACAGTTGTCAAAGTCCCTCCTTATGTCTTGTGGATAAATGTACCATAGACCAAGACACGACACGCCGTGAAGCAGATATTCTATCACCGGAGGAGAAGGTGTGTATAATACGAGCGACAGCGAGTAAAAACAACAGCCCTTACGGGCTGTGATGAGTAAGGATACTGGATGTTCCGTCTACCAACGCTGCGAAAAAACAAGCAAAAACTACCACCAAAATTTGGTTCAGACCTCCGCTCATTAGGACCGCTACACATATGTCCTTGTGGCTCCAGCCTATTCACTGTGCTAGTTCAGTTTGATGATTATGAGATCTGCTGGTACTACCTAGACGCAACCTGTGCTAGCTGCGGTAATCTGGTGTGTGTACCTTGTCCTGCAGATAAAATGTAGGCATAAAAAAAGAAGCCACCCCGTTAAGGGTGGCCTCCGTCTTACCTCGCAGTGAACTAAATGCTACTTACGACCAAACTCTTTCTCTGCTTTATCAGCCCACTTAACTGCAGGGGCTGCTATAGAACCGATTAGAACTGCGTACTGTGGTGCTACATCTGCTACCAGTGCCACACCCATAGTTACTGCTGAAGCAAGAACTGCACGACCATATGACTTAGCCGCAGCTTTAAATTCTTTGCTCTTTAATTTAGCTATTAGATCTTTCATTTATCCTCCTTAAACCAAGGTGATGTGTCAGCACCCATACCGTCCTTTACAGAGACGTGTATGTGATGCTTATGGGGATTCACACCCTTGTAAGGGTTCTCACCCTTTTCTCTTGACCATATCTTTCCGTTATGGATTAGATACTTAACCCTAGGGTCATCTCTAAATGTCTTAAATAAGACTTTACAATCTGGTCCGTTGACCGGATCGTGGGTTAAATCTACGCCATACCCAGTGTTGTGATCTGAGTTAGGACTTTGTTTTATATGTGCTGCAGATGGTAGTAAACCATCACTCTTCTTGCTTCTCTTAGGCCACTTAGCTGTAGCCTGTCTTAATAATGCTATGCAAGCAGGCTGTGCTTTCTTAGCAATCTCTGTCATTATCTCTCCGCTAATAGTTTGTAAATATCATCTACTCGCTGCTCAATACGGGCAACTCTTCCTTCTAAATTGTGGCCACCATTACCATCAGGCTTTAACTCTGATAGATAATTCTTGATCAAGTATCTAACACTTGCTCCAAGAAATACTGCTACGGCTAGAAAGCCCGATATGGTGGTTGCCCAGTCAGCGATAGACATTGCGTTATACCTTTCGAATTGTAATAAGGAGCACTCCTCCGTAGCCGGAATAGCGCTTGTCTGTTGGTGTTCGGTTAATAAAGTCTTGCTCTTCGATTAGCCCTAGATAGGATTCACCGGTTCGGAAATCTTGTATCAATACAGTATCTCCAACATCTTCTATGTTCTCTAGTGTTTGTTGACGAGCATATGCTGAGCCGTCATATCCAGCTTGGTTATTAAACTTATCCATCTCATAGTCATAGCACATAGCAGGATATTGAATCATCCTCTGGCGTGGAATAGATGGAAGTGTATTAACCTGATATCCAGTAAACTTTGGACCTAAGGTTGAGTCAGTTGTATCTCTACTAAATACAAACTTAAATCCTAGATACTGCTGAGGTGTAGCAGGGTAGGCAATACCAATTTGAGTCAAAGAAGATCCTTGAGGATAGGTGCCAAGGCTTGTCTCTACATCATCATACTGAACTGAGTAGATAGTTATACCGCCATAGGTAGTATCAAAGCGTGGTGTTAAAGTCTTAAAGATCTTATTCTCTAATGTGTTGTATCGGATAAAGCCAGTGCGTAGTTCACCAGTTGCCACCTTAGTTCCAGCACTTTCAATATAAACCTTGCCATCTACACCATCTCCTGCATTACAAAATGCTAGGCGGTTGGTATTACCAAGGAAGGCACAGGTGGTTGTGTAATGACCCAATGTATCTGCTGAGTCATATAGATCCCAAGCGTAGGCAAAGACTAGGTTAGTTCCAACCTGTTGTCCTAGATCAATACGGGTTACACCAACTTGACCATCAACACCAGTAGCAGCCCAGATATATTTATCTCTAAAGGCAAAGTCATAAACTGGTTGTGTTGTTTCAAATATTAAAGGACCATAAGCAATAGATCCATCAGTTCCTAGGGCAGCAACTCGCATACCTTCGCTGGTACCAATAGTCATATAATCTAGGTAGTAGGAAATCTTAAAGCATCTCTCACCAACTGGTAGTTCAGCAGCGGTAATAGCGCTAGTTAAGGTAGGCATAGCGCCACTAGTATTTAATGTAAACTTATAAATGTTAGATTGGATACCGCTATATCCTGCTAGGTAGATTGCTGTACCAGATGAGGTAATGCTGGTAAAGATATGATCAGGATCATTGTGGGTATAGACAGCGGTAGGTAATGATGTAGCTGATGAGGCAAACTCATACACTTTGTCATTTGCTGCTAGAACAATACGTTCTTTTGTATACTCCATTACCGCATTAGTTACTGTGATACCAGGAGAGGTAAACATAACTGTAGGTGAAGTGCTTGCGTCAGCAGATAGTAATTTTTTATTGACCTCTAATTTACCTGAAGCTGTGTCATTAGTTACCCAGTAGGCATAGACACCATCATCACACAAAGAGTAAACTGGGTCATCGGTGCCAGAGTTGTAATCAATAAAATGGATTATCTCAGCAGTACCAGTTCCAACAGGGGATACTGGAGTAGAGGCAACGTTAGATGCAGTCTTAGCATAGGTAAAGGTAGTTGTAGTAGGGACTGCAGTAATTCTATAGGTACCATTAAAGGTAGCATCAACACCGGTAATTGTAATCTCCATACCAGTACATAGCCCGTGGGCTGCAGTGGTAGTCAGTGTTGCTACGTTAGAAGTTAAAGCCTTGTTGTTAATAGATACAGTAATACGAGGGAATACTTTATCAGCGTCATACTCATCAACTAATAAGATACCGTCATAGGTATTACCATCGGTAGTCCAACGGATAGATCTGGCTATCTGCCAAGGTCTTCCATTAGATCGGATACCACCAGTTGTTAGGTGTACATCATTAACATCATTAAGAAGTGTTACTTGACCTTTAGTCCAAACATCACAGCCCTTGGAGTACTTGTATTGGAAACGAAGTGATTCATCCTGAGCTGGTTCAAAGAAGTTAATACCTTGGCCTAGGTGGAATGTTGATTGAGATCGGATCCACCAACCAGTAAGAGTCTGCTCACCAGGTTCTCTGGTGGTATCTAACTGATCCTTGCGGTACTTAGCAGTTACTCTGCGATAAGGTGAATCATCGCTAGTCTCTAGGAAGAATGGTTGACCGGCAATAGCAATATCGTAGGCAACGGTTGACCCGTTGTAAGATGAGTTAACGGCAGGGTTGGAAAGAACATAGGGAATTGCCTCGGTGACATCAGAACCATAAGTCATTAGCTCTCCTTAAATTTGGACATAAAAAAGTAAGCCTTTTAACCTCGATGCTCAGGAGGGAGTATTACTTGCTTAGTGCTGCGATTTCTTCAGCAGATAGACCAAGCGCTGCAAGCTTTGTTTGAGCAGATTCTTTTGCTGCAGCTACTGCTGCTGCCTCTGCCTCTGCTGCTGCTCGTTGATCCTCAGCGGCAACTCTTGCAGTTTCTAGATCTGCAATCTCTTGCGCTGTTAGAGGTAGTACCTCAGTAACTCCAGTCTCGCAATTTACGACGACTTTTGTTGGGGTGTCTGTTGACATTGTGTTGCTCCTTTGTTAGTTAGTTAAGCGTTTGAAATACCATAGAGATAGAAGGATGAGCCTGATGCTAAATTACCACTTGCAGGAAAATAAGCAATTTCACTAATTGCGGTTGTTGCTCTCCACAATCCAGCGTGAGCAGTTATATAAACTGGCGAAGCAACATTTCCTTCTTGTGCCGCAAAACTAGATACGACTTTATT